AGTTATCGCAAGTTCATCAATGAAAACAAGTATGAATTCAAAGGAGGAAAGCCTGTACTCCCCGAATCGTATGTAACTGCACTTGAACTACCTGCTGAAGATCATGCTGCAATGGTCGCTGCTGTTGCACCATTTATTGATAGTGCTATTTCAAAGACTGTTAATGTTCCTGCCGAGTACCCTTACAAGGAATTCAGTGATTTGTATATGCAAGCATGGAAGAGCGGGCTAAAGGGGATTACAACGTATCGTCCTAATGCTACTCTAGGTAGTGTTCTGTCAGTAAGTGAAGATCAGGAACTTGAAGAAGATGACCCTTATACAAAGAAGTTCGAGAATCGCCCTCTAGGTGCTTTGCATGGTACTACTACTAAACTTGAATACTTTACTTATGAAGGTAAGAAGAGTATTTACTTGACTGTTAATTACATTGAAGTTGAAGGTGTAGTTAAAGGTAAGAAGGTTACAGTAAAGCGACCTATTGAATTTTTTGTACCAAGTAGCCAGCAAACTACAGACCAGCAATGGGTTAGTGCAAATATGCGACTACTTAGTATGGTTGCTCGATCAGGAGGCTCTGTAGAGAAAGCACTATCTAGTATGCAGGAAGTGACTTGGGATAAAGGGCCGGTACGATGTGGAACCTTCACGGCAAGTGACGGTAAGGTTAAGCCCAAGTTCCATGATAGCGAAGTTGCTGCAATTTCATACGCATTGCTCGATATTATCGAAGGTAACTCTGTCCAAGAGGTGGAATCTACTGAAGATACTCAGCCAATTGCGGTTGGTAAGAAGTGCAACGAATGCGGGGCTAATGCTGTACAGAAGGTTGATGGTTGTGAGCGTTGCCTTGAATGCGGAGCAATCGGCAGTTGTGGTTAAACTTTAGATAGACAAAACCCTAGGAAATCCTAGGGTTAATAGAAAATGAGGATTATGAAAACAGAAATTAAATTTGAATATTTAAACGATTATTTTATTTACGACGGAACCTCCCCATCTTGTTTGCGTTGGAGGGTAGACAAAGGTAGAGGAAGATATAAACGGTTTGCAGGAGATATTGCTGGCTCTTTGAAAACATACAAGAATTACAGCAGATGGGTTGTTGAAGTTAATGATGTAAAATACAAGGCACACAGGGTGGTGTATAGTCTAAGCAAACGAGTAGACATCCCTCCAGAGATGGAAATTGACCATATTGACGGCAATCCTTGTAATAACAAAATTGAAAACTTACGATTAGTAAGTCACCTGCACAATTGCAGAAATAAAAGAGCAACTAAGTTGCCAAAAAGTAAAGTAATGGGCATTTGCAAAAGGGGAAATGAATTTTATTATATACAGTGGAAAGAGTACGATAAAGATTTAAACTTTAAAGTTAAGACAAAATACTTTAGTATAAAAACAATGGGAGAGGATGCTGCGTTAAATGCTGCTATTAAATTTCGAGAAGAAAATGTCGCTAGACTTAATTCTTTAGGGTATGGTTTTACGGAAAGACACAATAAGATGTAAAAATACCCCCAAGAAATTTCTTGGGGGTATTTTATTTCAAATTGTATTATTCAAGGGTTCAATATTACTAAAGCCTCCACTGCTCTCCGTCTAGTTAATCCAGTCATCACTTTTCCGCCAGCACGATTCCACTTCATGCATTGCTCAGATGCAGCAATCCAATCCTTAGAATCAACCTTCTTTTTAAAGGTACTCGACTCGTAGTTACCGATACCAAGGTTATATACCCAAGAAAGCACAGCAGCTACCCTAGAAGGATGTTCTGTAACTAAGATTGGAGATACTCCAAGTAAGTTCTCTAAGAAGCCTTGTAGCACTGCTTGCTTAGTTTCTACAGCATATTGCCGAGTCCATACTTCACCTTCCTTTACGGGAGTACCATCAGCATGGAATGTACTCCCAAAACCAATTGTGAAAGGCTTCCCACCAGTGGCAGGATCAGGGTAGGCTTGGCAATCACCATTGGGCAACTTCTTTGCATACCCCTCAAAGGGTATGAGGAACTCCTTGGCACAAATATCAAGGATTTCTTGCGTATCCATAGAATTACTTCTTGAATACACCAGAGGAATTAAAGACTTCAACAAGCACCTTTACTACTTTTTCAATACTAGGCCAATATTGACTTACATTCTCAGAGGTTACTTCAAGGATACCTCGTACAGCAGCAAGTTTCTTTTCACCACTACCTTGACCGGGAATAGCATCTTCAATTGCTTTCATAATCTCAATGATAACTGGAATTAGTTTAGCAATCATGATAATCTTATCCATTTGAATCTCCTTAAAAATTGCAGGTATCTTTGATAGATACCTTATCTAGTTTAATAAATCCTGCATTAGTAATACCTTGATTACTACAATCTACGATTAAATCATTTTCTGTACATGTACTAAAAGTAGGTTCAACTTTCACTACGCAAGTAATACCAGAAGAACCTACTTTTATTGTATGACTACAAGAAACTAAAATACTAACTATTGTAATTATTAGAATTAGTTTCAGAGTAGAAAGCATTATCATTCTTAGGTTTAGATTCCTCAATTTCCTTTACAGGAATACCTACCTTCTCTGAAGTAGTCATCGTTAGTACAGTATTAACTACAGCAAGGATACCTCCAGCAATTGCATTAGCTGTTTCTAAATCAATAGGGATAGCATAGCCGAAGGCACTGACAAGGTTAATAATAGCAAGGATTACACCAGCAAGAACTGTTACTGTAATCTGCCTATTCTTCCACATGGCTGGATCAACTACGCATTGACCTTGCTTAAATAAATTCCATAGAGCTTTGATCTTATCCATATTACTCCTCTACCTTTACAACAAAAGAAGGTGGAAGGTATTGACTCTTGAATTGACAACCGTCACAGAATCTCGATTCGTCTTGCTGAAGTCTAATTTCTAGGTTGTGCACTCTGTCTTTCATCTTAAGTAGTTCCTCAAGAAGATTAGCAATCCTAATATCTCTCTCAGCAATGATTTGATCTTTCTGGTCTAGTTTAATCTTCAAAGCCATTACTGTACTCTCGTACCCTTCTAATTGTTCTACCTTATGCCTTAGTTCAAATATCTGTTCCTGTTGAGCATTCCTTGCAATATACATAGCATCAAGTTCTACTCTTTGTTTTTGTACAAGTTCAGACAATTGACTATAAAGCATACCTTGTGCTGATGTTTCTTTACTCCAGTTCCAGAATTTGACAATGAAGGGGATAATCACTAGAATGATTATTACTAAAATACTTCCTAATCCACCGAGGGGGGTCGTTGATGCAATAACAGCAGCAGTGGTTGGTTCCATGCTATCTCCTTTATTATTTTAGTTTTAAGGCTTCTTCTAGGAGTTTGTCAGCATCTAACTTGTGAGGATTAGTAATTCCAAGTGCTTCACCACATGCTTCATAACACACCCAATGATCTTTATTATGCCCAACAGGAACAATAAATCTTAATATATTCCTGTAATCATAACTCTTTCCTTCATGCCGGATAAACCATGAAAGTGCTTTATCTTTAATAATAGGGTTATCTGTAAGTTGGAATACATCCCATTTTCCAGAATCAAGATCAATTACTTTTTTTCTAACCCCTTTATCCCTCGCACTAGAACTCCAACACACTCCATCAATCAATAACTCCGAATGACTGTATTTACTCCAAGTCCAGAGTTTAGTAGCAAAATGACCAATGGAATGCAGGAGGTCTGATGGCGGTCCTTTATATAAAGCCAAGGATAACATACAAACCTCCATTATTTAAAGATCAAGATAGCATAAAGGCCATCCAGTGTAAATGCTAATACTTTCAGGGTCAGTGGCGTTCAGAATCTGATTATTCAGGCTTTCAGCAAATGCAAAAATAGCACTATCGGATAAGGCTGCTGATTGGAAGATACCATTTGCTATAGACTGATTCATCTCAACAAATGATCCATCCATAGTTTTCCACATCAATCCTTGCGGAATACTTGCACCCATAATAACTAAACCAAGTTGCTGAGAACGACTAAATGTATCTGAGTGATACCACTTACCAGAGAAGTTATAACCCCCTTGATGAGTACGTCTATCTCTCTCAGCTTTGATTAACTCCCAAGTATTTTCATAGTTGAAAGGTTCTTTTGGAGGGGTAAAATCCGATGAGTTATACTCTGAAACGACACCATCTGAACCATAGATTACAAAAGGCATAATACAATCATCTGCGTTATAATGCTCTAGGTCAATTACAACATTAGAGAATGGTCCGTATTTACCTTTTGAAGTTACTAGTTGTTTCATGTTTTGCATTTATGGTAATCCGATCCGTACAAGTTTATTGGCTGTGGTTACAGTGCTATCTGGTAAGTAAGTTGTCCAAGCAGCCTGACCGTTGTTACTAACAGCAGTAAAACGATAAGCAAAGGTTGTTGGTGGAACGGTTACATAGTCTACACTACCGTTATTATAATAACTCAAAGACCTATTTGTTCCTGTAGGGATATCTGTTGTGGTAGATGCAATTTTTGTACCGTTAACTAGACCATTACAGTTAGTATTAGCAGGCAGTCCAAATCTATCAACAAGTCCAACAATCGGTACTTTAATTGTGTCAAGCGGTATTGTGTTGGCAACGTGTTCTATTTTAACAGACGTACCTGAAATCGTCACTAATGCTCTGCCAAGTCCTCCTGCACCTATGATTGTAAAACCAGATGCAGAGGGAACTACGCCACCAGACGGCCCGGCACTCGTAGACGCAGAGGGTGTTCCTGCTGAATCAGTTAATACATAGAAAGATGTTGGCGAAGAACCTGTGCTATTATGCGCTACAAGGACTTGATCCCCTGATTTGAAGATTGCGCTATGACCACCAGAGGATGGGGCGCCCATACTCACCGTAGATGACCAAGATGCTACGGTTCCAGTTATCGTGCACATTGCAGCGAGACTTGCCCCGTTACTCCCTACGAAGTATCTACCTCCAGATAATTTACCACCAATTCGATAGGCCATTGATCCTGAAGTTAAAACAACAGTAGCCTCAGTCCCAACTGAAAGAGAAGTACCAGATACAGTATAAGGCGTGGCGTACACTGTGGTGCCTGCATTATCCGAGAAAGTTACAAGTAAACTCGCAGAGTGTTCCTCAAGAATTGCCGGGTATGTACTAGCACCTGTGATAGCAGTCTCTGCTCCTAGAGTTACTGTACTTCCACTAATAGTCATTGCACGAAGACCCTTGACGTTTGTAGCTCTACCATAGGATATGATATAACTTGTACCCACTGGGATAAACGCGCCAAGAGCACCTGAAAGATTACCAGCAAGGGTGGCTGTAGCAGGCGTACCTACGGTACAAGTTTCACCTGAGATTGTGATGCCGACCGCTTCAAATGCTGTGGATGTACTTGTACAACTTGCAACTATTACAGTGTTTGCATCAACAACACACGCTAGTGTTTGGATTGCGGAGGTAGCCCTATAAGAAGCAATTGCACCAAGCACTTTAGTATTTCTGTTGTATACTGCACAATGCCCGTTGCGGAAATCAATAAACTCCCGATTAGCATCTAGGTTAAATACCCGCATCAGGATGCCGATGACAGCCCCGTTTGCCATTGTTGCAGTTGTTTCAAATTCAACTTCAATAGGGGAGTCAATAATTGGACTAGCACCCAACACAGTCCAATTTACTATATCTAGGGCGGGGTCAGTAGTCCCTGCACCTGCAATAATTCTGCGATGTGTTTGAAAATCAGTGGGTGAAATAGCATTCTCACCTAAAGCATAAGATTGCCCTGACACCCACATAGCAGCGCTAGCCGTAAGGGCAGCAGCATCAGCAGAGGCATCAGCAAGCACAGCACTTGCCGCAGCTTCGGCAGCTTTAGTTGTACTCGTACTTGCGCTACTTGCACTTTCCACTGCATTATCGTAAGAGTTGTCAGCAAGGGCAAGCATTTCAGTTGGATAAGTAGTATCCATGTGCACTGCCCAATTGTATGCCTTAGTATTAAAGGTGGCATCACCCATTGCTGGGAAATCAGGTACTGCACTTGGAGGTGTTGGTGCAATTGGCATTAGTTACCTCTCTCTAATTTAAATAATTTCATCAAATCAATCCCTTTACATTAATGGATATCTTACAATGTGATGGTCCTTCATAAGAGACACTTGCAGAACCTAGACCAAAAACTTGTAGTCCTGAATACTGAGAATCATTGGTAGCTACCCAAGTTACAGGTATATCCAAAACATCTTGAACAATTTTAAGTGCATTATTAACTTCAGATAATGCAACAACAACCTCTGCCCTCATACCTGTTGCTTTATGCCCTCGAATAATTCTAGTAGTACCAAACTCATCAGTAGTAATTCTACTGTAAGTTACAGGTTCAGCAGACGAGCCATATTGCGTACCACCAAATTCAATAGCTAATGAAGATTTATATCCAATACTCATCATTCCACAAGCGACTGGACTGCTTACTGCGTTTGAGATAACAACTGTTAATTCAGCAGTTGGTCTTAGAGGGATATCAGTGATTACTAACTTATCTCTCTGTTTGCTAGGTCTAAATAGATACTCATACAATCCAACAGCTTGTTCATATAAGGAGTATGTCTGAGTAAATACAGTAGCACCTCCCGGAGCATCCTTGACTGTAACCTGCATGGAACTACCAACTAAACCAAAGAATGCAATAGAGTCAAAGAACCCCGGAGATAATACATAGGTTACAGAGGTTACTGAAGTTGATGCTGTGTTTACATAAGTATCAAATGCAGCCCATTTATTAGTTGGTCCTGCATCCTCCCAGTACAATGGATCATTCTCAGGTAGTGCAGTTCTCCCTGTATGTGCTTGTATGCATTCATAAATGCGGTGAGTAGTAGTTCTTATCCTCTGGTCTAACAAGGCATAGGTGCCGCCTGACACCCAAGATGTTTCCCCGGTGTCAGGCTCTGCAATCGTACTACTATCAAGCATTGCATCTGTTATTACTATTGGTGTTATAATATGCATGCTTTTCCTTACTTTAATTAACCAATTACAACAACCATAGGAGCCTCCCCTTGACCGTTAGTAGCATCAGCAGTTCTACGAGAACTAGATTGGATGTTAGAAAGAATTTGCTTGAGGATAACAACCTCAGTCTTCAGTTCCCCAACAGTTTCATTTAAACTACGATTCTCTTGTACTAACTCATCAATCGGAGTAAGCCCTGTCATATCAGGTAATGTTTCACCTAAGATGTAAGCCGTTTCCTCTAGAGCACCTGCTACTTGTGCTTGGTATCTAATTAACTCTAGACTTGATCCAAACTCACCAGAGGCACCCGCAAGGAGAGAATTACTGTATCCAACTAAATCCTTTGCAGCTTCTTGACTTCCTGATCTAGCACGTTCCACTGCATCATAGAATTGATACTCCAAAGCCTTGTAACCTACACTAGAATTCTCAGCAGTCACTGAACGAATCCTCTTAACTTCATTTAGGAGACTATCTGTAACTTCTTTCCATGCAGCAGCAAACTGACCACTTACTTTAGAGAAACCTTCGATAGCACCCTTCGAGTCCTCAATAGCCTTGATCTGGTCATATAGTTCTCTATTGCTTTCATGTAGGGCGTTACGTTCTAGTTCTCGGAGAGCAGTAGTATTCCCCTGAAGTTCAAGCAATTGCTTCTCTAATCCAGAACGTTCATTAGCAATATCCTTGACTAGTCTAAGAGCCTCAACTTGGTCATATAGAGCACGATTAGTTTCAAATAAAGCATTGCGCTCCATATCTCTAAGCGCTACAGTATCACCTTGAAGTTCTAGTAGTTGCTTCTCTAGGCCAAGTCTTTCATTGCTGATAGCAGTAGCATCTTCAATTGCCCAGATTTGTTGCTGTAATGCTCTATTACTTTCACTTAAGGTTAATAACTCAAGCCTGCGCAACTCAACAGTATTACCTTGCAACTCTAGTAGTTTTCGTTCAAGACTAGAACGTTCCTCAAGGGCCTTGTTTGCTGTGTTATCAACAGTTTCAGATTTACTTGATCCACCTGAAGTCTTAGTAGATGCTGGTGTAAATGGTTTAAACTTAATACTACTAATACCACCAACAATACCACTGATCCCTGTAGAAATACCTTTCATTGCAAGTTGCACAGCAGGGTCAGCTAACACAGCCCCTAGAGCCTGCATTGTTGCTTGAGCCTGAAGTACCACAGAGTTGATTGAAGCTGAACTAACAGCGTTTGCAACGCTTTGACCGGCAAGCACTGCTGTTACCATTGGTTGGATAATACCAGTAATAAATGTATCAGTTATCTGTGTTGCATAACTACTAACTAAAGCATTATATACTCCACCTACAATAACTTCTGATAACTTCTCACCGACTTCAGATTCACTCATCCTTCCAAGCATACCATCAGTAATGATACTGACGATAGAGTTAAAGGAGATTCCAGCGATATCTTTAGATGCTTCACCAACAGCTACCCCCGCGTCCTCAAGAACTTTTATTTGATCCTTTAATGAAGCATTGTAATCAAATATAGCCACTTGAGCAGAATCCATACCTGCTGTGTCTATAGCACGTAAGTCTCCACCTTGTAATTCAACTAATCTACGTTCGAGAGATTTACTTTCACTTGTCAAAGAACTTGTTACACTCTTTGCATTCTGTAATACCTCTACCTGTTGACGCAAGGCTTCGTTGTAATCATAGGCAGCAATCTCTGCTGCGGAGTAACCTTGAATATCTAATGCACGAATGTCCCCGCCTTGTAATTCAAGAATTTGTCTTTGTAGACTTGTTCTATCGTTAAGTAAGTTATTCATTATTTCATTCAAGTCAGATACAGTCTCTCCAGTAGCATCAACAACTGCACCTAGTGCTGCTGTAACATTAGAGAATGCAGGAGCAATCTGCAACAGACCTGCAACAGTTTGACTATCCCCTGCTGCACTAGCAGCTTCAACTAAAGCCCTGAAGTTCTCTTTAGTGGTATTAGAAACCAACTTGGAGAATGCCTCTGATACATTAGTAAACGCGCCTGCTGAGTCCATCTTTGATAGCGCAGATTGAACAGACTTACTACTTGCTGTAAACTTTTCACCTTCTGTATAGAAAGTATCAAAATAACCAGCAAGAGCTTGTTTTGCATTATCAGCACCACCTAGGGAAGTAATCAGACTTGCAGATAGCGCATTGACCGACAGACCCATATTGTTAAATGTCTCAGCAAGACTAGCCATATTATTTAAGCCAGATAATGCAGAAGCAAGTTCTTCAGCAGAGGCAGTCAACGGATCAATTGATACGAGAATAGAATCAGCCCAATCAGCTAAATCAAGTTCCTTTAAAGCACCTATAGTAATACGATTAACTTCAGCAACTAAGCCTGCTTGCAACGCGGCATCATCTCTACCTAAGTCCCTATCTGTTGATAAGTATTTACCATTAACCATTGACTTGATTCGATTACTTGCTGTACCACTAGGATCAGTATCATACCCTAGAGCAATACTTTGAATACTTGAAGCGTTACCTCCTAGCATTGCTGCTAGTGAACCAATACCTTGCATAACAGGAGCAAGTAACTGCTGTACTTGAGTATTAGCAGTATTTGGAGTGTATAATCCCGGATCAGATAAAGCACCTTGGAGATTGTATGCAGCATCACCACCTGATTTAGGACCACCTTTTGAACCCGTAAATGAATCAATAAGTTGGTACGCAACCATTGCTGCACCAGCCCAAGGAGCAAACTTTGCTATTGTACTTCCAAGGGCTGCAATAGAAGACGATAAGCCGCCAACAGAAGAAGCCATCCCTACACCCATTTGCCCCCATTGCATGCCCATACCAAGGGAAGATAATGAAGACATACCAGTGGCTGCACCTAGACTAGATAAACCACTCCCAAGCATGTTAGTCAACCCTAGTCCAGAACCTGCTGTAGAGAATATATTACTGAGTGTGTTTGTTACCCCTGTAGGTAAAAGGTTAGACAATGCACCAAGTAGTCCACTAGACCCACCTGATAAAATACCCCCAATACCTCCTTGAGATGCACTGGTTAAGCCTAAACTACTACCTACAAAATTAACAACAAGGTTAATAGGCTCCATTGCAAGTTTCTTCAACTGAGCTTTCAGTAACTCCTTGAGTTTAACTCCACCTTTTTTACCACCTTCAAAGAGAGCGGAGTAGATTGCTTCAGAAATACTTGTTTGGATTTCTTTCCAGATTTGATCGTAATGCTGTACAATCTTCAGGTTAGTTCTTTCGCCTGCTACCTGCCTACCAGATTGGAAATTGTCTTCAGCTTTCTTTAACGATGATTCGTAAGCGTCTGCATTAGCTTTCACTGCTGCATTAAACTCTTCACTACCCGGAACTAGATTGCTTGTAGTAATCTTCTGCATTTGTTGAATATAATTTTCAACAATAGTCAGGCGTTCTTTTTCAAAAGATAGGTTAGCTTTATTTATCTCAGCAGACTCTTCCTGCTGAATTTTAATTTTAATGTACTCTTCACCTGTTTTACCAAGTAATTCATACTGGAGTTTAATATCTTCACTTTGACTAGCAATATCCAGCCTTGAAGATTCCAATCCTTTATTGATACTCATCCAAGACTTGTAAACTTCACTCAGTGCTTCAATACCCTTAGCACGAATCTCAGCGGCCTTAGCTGCTTCATAGTCAGCTTTGATAATATCTTTAGTTTTCTGAGGGTACTTAGTATATAAGTCACTTTCAATAATGCTATTATACTTTTGTTCAGCTTCAGTGGTCTGCTCAATCTTACCTAGATATTTGTTCTTCAGGTCAATGAGAGATTGCTGATCCTTGAGGGCTTGTTTCCTCAGTCTCTCAGCATCCTTTTCTGCTTTTTCAGCATCTTTCTTTTCTTTCTTTAAGATATCTTTAAAGTGAGTAGCATTCTTAGAATTCTGTTGAAGTCTATTGGCTTCAGCTTTAGTCTGAGCAACAGTAGTAGAGTATATATCGGTAATAGTATCAGAATACTCTTTTGCATTAGCTGCTAGTTTATCATCGATATAAGAATTTAATGCAGAAGATGTAGCCTCTGAAAAATCAAACGATAGAATATTGTATATAACACGAACAAACCCTTCAGCAATGGTGAAAGCCTGTTGAATGACCAACTTAATCTTAGCAAACATATCTCTAAATCCTTTAAAGATTTGAGTGTTATTTGCCACTTGTTGGATTTGTCCCCATGATTGACTTACTGCTGATTTAATATCAATCCACAGTTTTTCAATATCGGATAAATCATTCCTACCGCGTTCGGCCATCTCAGCAGTAACCCGCGTATACTCTTCTTGGGCTAAAGTAATGGCTTCTACATATTTACCTTTTTCCTCTAAGGCGTGGATTTCTCTTAATGTTTCTACAGTCACTCTACCTGTATCTTCAGCAATCTTGATAAGTGCTTCAGTTGGCTTCTTTGAAATATCTGCATATTTCTTAGCTGTATCCTCAACAGAAATCCCAAGATACTTGTTAAGTTTAATCGCTTCTGTAATTGATTTTGATAATAACTCGGAGTTGGTAATCCCACTCTTCATGAAATCACCAACGTAACCCATTGCTGTTGCTGATGAGATACCTATTTCAGTTAAACCATTAGCTAAACCAATAGCATCTTCTAAAGTAAGCCCTGTACTTGCACCAAACTGAATGAGTTGGGAATTCATTTCATTCATTGCTTTGGCGAATTGGTAAGTTGCTATTAAGAGAGTACCCCCAATAATTGCAGCAAAACTTGCAAAGACAGGAATAGAACCCTTTAGTGTATTTGTGAAATCTCTCCAAGCAAGGGTACTTTGAGATACTTGCGGTCCTACATCTAAGTTTAAGTTCTCTTTAGAGAAAGCAGTCTTGAGTAATCTACCAGCTAATATTGCAGGAGCAAGTAAAGCATCTTTGATGGATTTACCAGCAGAGATAAATGCACCACTCACGAATGTACCAACAGCAATACCTACATCTTTGAATGATCTTACAATTTGTGCTGCTGCATCATTCATTACATTTTTGAGGTCTAGGCCGTCACGGCCCGCTTGTTGGATCAAACTTCTGAGCTGATCACCTTGCTGGATCATGACCAGTAAAGGATTCATACCACCTGCAAGAGATACACCAACGTCGCCCATCTGGACACCAACTCCTCGGGCGATATAATCAGATTGACGCTTCTGCTCCTGCTGTGCCATAAGGTCTTGAGCAAGTTTTACCTTATTCAACCTATCTGTATATTCCTTACCTGCAATACCTGCACGCTGCATTGCTACTTCATATTTTGCAATTGCAACTGCTCCCCGCTCAGAATAATTTACACCTTGAGACTGTGCGGCATTAAGTGAATTCAGGATTGACTCCACTCTCGCGTCTTCATCGTACAGATGTTTCTGTGCAGAGGCTAACTCTCTTGATTTCTTTGCTGATAATTCTTTTGCGTTTGCTTCTTTAACGAATGAATCAATAACATCTTGAGGAACACCTCTAGTCTGCATACCTGCTGCTACGTTAGCTGTACTGCGACTAGCACCTTGATTCATGTAATTGGTTTGGTGTATTTCCTTATCAATTCTATTCTGAATTGCTCTTAGTTCACGTTCTGCTTCATTAGCAATTGCCTCCTGCTGAGAATAGTATGCCCGCATGTCTTGCATGTCTTGTTGATACATGCGTTCATCTTGTTCTTGTTTCCATTTGTGGATTTGAACAAGATTAGTGAAGGATTCTTTTCTTGAGTTCTCTATTGCTTGATATTGTGTATCTTGCTGCAAGAAATATGATTTCAAATCTTGCATGTCTTTATTATAGTTGCTCTCTTCTTGCTGAGAGAACAATTGATGACTCTTGAACATTTGAGCAGAGGAATCAATACGTTGTTTAGATAGTCTCGATTCTTCTTCTGCTTGTTGCTTTAGACTATTTAGTAACTTAGATTGCTCAGATGTTAGTCTAATGGTATCATCAATCTTTGCTTTCAAGTCAGAGTCAGATGCACCTTTTTCCTTGGCAGACTGATTTAACTTTTCAATATCTCTAGTCAAGCCTTGGATTTGATCCCTATTAAGACCAAGACCTGAAAACAATTTAACATTCTGGAGATCAGCTATTTCACGATTAATCTTACTTAACCCATCAATGGCGTGGTCAAAAGGATTAACATTTGCAAATTTATTTAAACCAGTGAAGATTCTATTTAGTTCAGAGAATTCTGAAGATAGGCCACCAATAATCTTCAACTGAGCAGCCATTGCAGCTTGACCTGCTGTTAAGGCAGTTTCAAACTTGAATTCTTCTGCAGTAAGTTGAATAGTTCTACTACGAAGTAGTTCGGCTTTATCCGCTGCTTTTTGCAGCATCTTTTCCTTGGCAGAAAGGGCAACAACTTCCTCTTCATCTGCTTTAGCCTTCTTCTTTGCCGCTTGTTCTGCGTCTTGTTTAGTCTTGGTTGCTTTGCCGGCTGATTTAGCTTCTTCCTCTTCCGCCTTACCAAGTTTTAACATTGAAGCAGAGAGGGCATCAATCGCTTCTTTGGCCTTCAGTAACTGTTCGGTTGAGCAATTAAATATGAGTGATGTTAGCTCCACAAATCTCTCCTTGACTTCTTTCAAAGTCTGTTATTATTTTAAGTAACTTATCCATACAAGAGTGATTGTACGTAAACTCTAGTGCGCCATGCTGGTTCATCAAATAGGAGTACCGCACTGTCGCAGCTAAATATATAGCCTTAGTTTCTCCATACTTGTTGATAGAGAATGATTTATTTTTACGATTACCGTGTTCGTCTAATATTTCAGCGCGATAGTTATTGTGGTGCTTAGATAAACCCACTACACCTGTTTTCTCGTTAATCCTGCTAGACACTTTATTTCTACCATTTGTGTGCTGAGATACAAGCCTAAGATTCTTTATCTTGTTATTAAATGGGTCATTATCAATATGATCAATCACTAACTTAGAATCAATACTTCCATTAATCAGGCACCAAACAATGCGGTGTACTTTAAAGGTAAAGGTCTTTCCATTAATGGTTACACTCACTCGCCAGAATAAGGCTTTACCATTCTTGTTAAAGTAATTTCTCCCTGCTATACTATCTTTTGCTTTGCACAAAGCACCCTTGTTCTTGTATGTACTCTTATTGTATCTAAGACTAGATGGGCTTGTTTCGTCATAGTAGAAGTATTCAGCAAGCACACTAGAGTCTAATTCATGCGCTCTAGTAGGTAACCTCTTATTAACAAGTTCCCAATTGTCTTGAGGATTCTTAATGTAGTATTCCTCTAGGTCAATTGCTTCACTCTTAGAAAGATTCTCATGTAACTTGACAATATCGTGACCACCTGCTAGAGTGACAACATCTTGCCGGTCTTTAGTTTTACCTTTACAGGTTTGATTAGCCCTTACAGTTCTTCCGTGTCCGATATAGAAGAAAACTCCATTGTCCTTACGCTTATGAGCATAACAATAGTAATCCCGCTTCTCTTCAGTATTCATTATTATTATTCCCTGATATAATTCCCTGTAATTTATAGGTTGCAATCAGCAGAGGTACAGGGATACCCTTTTCGTTCCGTCGAACTATCTGATTGCTTAAAACTGTTGACTTACCTCTACAAACTCTTATAATTCGTACAGGAAAGAAAACAATAGGGAGTATCAATCCTAGAATCAATACTCCCTTCAAGGTGTTACTTCGTCTTATTATTCTTCTGTTTATTATTCTTCTTAGCTTCCTCTGAGAAATGCTCTAACGCTACACTGTCAAGAGCATCAATCAAAGTTATTTCCATCTCATCAAAGTCAATCTTATGCAAAGTAAAATAAGCAAGAATCTCAGAGTATGTAATAGGACCAACACCCATTCCATTACTCCTTTTACGATTAAGATCAAGAAAGTATTTCCAAACATATCGCATACTTTCAGGTAATTCAACTAACTCTTCTAATTCTTTTGGAACTATTCCAGTTTGTCTAGCTACGGATTCTAGTCTAGCTCTAGTTGAATCACTACCTGATCCTAAAGAGAATTCTTGCTTTGCAAAAGATATTAAGCCTTCGATGTCTTCGGTGTAAAATTTTGTACATTACTCGATTCCTGCATAATAACTTCACGAATCCAAGAGTGTTGCTTTAGTACAGCTTCAGCTTTCTCTTTTGAGAATTCAATCTTCTTACCATTTTCAGTGAAACCATCCCAATTGATTAGACGGACAAGGGCTGCTTCGATTGATAGTTCCTCAGCCTCATCAAGTGAAGGTTCCCACTCTTTACCCCTGCGCTTCGCAGCTTCATTTTGCTGCTTGAATTCCTTGAACTTCTTCTTACCGTAGTTCTTTACAGTTGGGGAGAGTTCCCCTAGAATGGTTAGCTTGGCGTCTGACTCAGTACCATCGGGTAGCATGAGATTGAACGTAAAACCTAGTTCTGCTGCTTGCGAAAAGTCTTGCTTCTGGATATCAAAACCCATATAGTTTTCTCCTTTTAAGAGTTAATAAAATCTTAGGTAGAAGTTACCTAAGACGTATAACTATATTATATCACAGATATTGTAAAAGTCAAGGTATTTCTGAATATAAATTCCCAATTTCAAAGAGTAAGCATAATATAAGATTAACCCTAAAATAAAAGCCCCACCTTTCGGCAGGGCTAATAATCTACAAGTTATAAACTAATTAGGCTTGGCTATCTTGAACAGAAATAACTGAACCAATTAGGCCTGCGGCTGTTACATCGTTTAGTAGAGCAGTAAAATCAATACTAGATACAATTCCATTTTCACTATCCGCATTGCTGTGGGTTGAAAGTTTGCATTTTGGGAGTACAAAGCTGATAAAATCAGCAGCTTTATCTTCACCAGCAGTAACGGCTAGAACAATTGAAACTACAGTTTCATCATCGAAGTATCCACGTAGAGTAGCATCACTGAAGTAAGCGGATAGGCTACCAGTAACATTGATCTTACCTACGAAGATATCACTGTTACTGTTCTGGCCTAGACATTGAGCCGGTTCCATTGCGCGTTCGATAGTCAGGCTTGCATCGGTAATACAAGCACCTTCTGAACCATTGATGATAATAGCGCCTTGAACAGCAGTTAGAAGTCCAACAGTATTAGCAGCAGTAGGTGTAGTGAAGTAAGCAGAGGTGCCAGTTAGACCAAGGTCTTTACCAGTAAATGCTACATCAGTTGTAACGATACCAGATGCGGGTAGTTGAACACCTACGCTAGAAACCTTCATACCTGTGAATACTTCAGACTGAGCAATATCAGCATACCATTGCTCAATTGTGTAGCTCTCGTCAGTATGACCTGTAGTAGGAACATAAGTAGTCTTACCAACTACTGTAGTAACAACTGTAGCAATCGGACCTTCAGCGACTAGAGCAGTGCTTGATAGGACCTTGACAGTAAGAACTGTAGCTGACATACTAATAACTAGGCAGTTGTTACCTACGTTAGCTGCGTTCAGACCTGCGCCAGTCATACGGACTACATTACCAACAAGGATACCATCTGCAAGCCAATCACCAGCACTGCGAGTAATCGTAAAGTTAGTACCTGATGCAGCGATAGTAACTGAAGCGGAAGCGCCTGCAACTACAGCAGCGAAATCACGAGCTAGAACGCTACTGATAAAATCTGCGTACGAACCGGGGGATAGTTCTCCATTTATAGAGCCATCTGCACTGCGCACACCATGTCGCATATCAGCAGTCATGTAGTCAGTGCGGAGTTCATTACTGGAATATGTTTCTTTAGTGAGATTGAAATCTGCGGAAACTCGACGAACAACTTGTGCACCCGCTGCACCCGCTAGAGTACCAAATGTAGTCTCTTTCTTATATGCTACTCGCTTGTTAATCCCTTGACTTTTTGCCATCTTTTATTTCTCCTGTGCTGTGGATAAAATACCCACTATCAATTAATTGAAAATTTGTATTTGCAAATACAGATACTATGGTGTATCATTCCTTAACAATGAATCATTACATTGATTCAATAGTTAAATTTATAGAGATTGGGACAACCAATCTGTCTGAAGTAACAACTGCCCCTGCAATATGCGGAGATGAAAGGACATTCACTCTTGTAGTTCCCTCTTCAATACTGTACCCTTTGGGGAACAAAGCCTTGATTAATTCTGCGGTAGTTAATGCACCAGTAGTACCAATGTTTAACTTATCAAGGACATAGACATTGAACTTTGCATTCTCTCTGTAGTAATTGCCACCTACACAAGAGTCGTCCGGTTGCCCTATTGCAAGCGTACAGCGCAGGTATTTACTACCGTCTGATGGGGAAGTGAAGCTGACGTTCTCAAATGCGATAGGTAGCACAGGTAGTATAGTTTTAAGTCTAGTTTCTACTAGCTTCTTAGCTGTGATTAATGCTGACATAGGTTTCCTTGTTGTTATCAGCCAGCATCATAATACCGCCTTAAATCAGCTTCATGTGCAGCTTTGATTTGAGTAATAGTCGGAGTACCAATACCATCAGGGGCTTGATCTGATTTCCCAGATTCCAAGTTGGCATAACCCGGACCAATAGCTGCAATAGCAAAAGAATTGCCTAGTTGGTAGCTTGACTCAGCTTCATTGAACACATCATTAGCCATTTCACTAGAAGAGAATATCACTGGTGTAAATGAAGCTGTACCTTCGGTGTATTGCCATGCACCTGAGTGATAGCCCGGCTCGATAGGAATACCATATTCATCTTGACGATCAAGGTAATAACCTCTGTACCTTGAATTCTCTTGCATCATAGCAGCAGCATCACCTACGGGGGTATTTTCACTTGCTGCTAAAGCAACTTCTCTGGCGAATCCAGCAACCATGTTCTTCAAGCGTCTCTCGACTTCCTTGCTATATTCCTCAAGCTGTTTAGCAATCACATCTGAATTACTTCCTGTAATCACTTTGAGTTACCCCTTATAAACGATAACCTTGAGGAGTACGACTTCACCCATTGCAGCATGTTCCTTTACAGAATCTACTGTATAGGTAGTACCACTTTGAGTTACTTTATCTTGAGGTTGCGGTTTGTTCGCAAGATCACTTGCCACGATTAGGTACTCTTTAACTTCTTTAGAGATCAGCGACGGGTAGTTATAAGCATTAACTTTCACATTTTTAGGAAAAGCTTTTAATACCGTGTTGATTTCTGTATTAACAACACCCCCAGTTTCAGTGCTATACTCGCCTTCAACTATTCTTGTGAAGGTTATTGAAACACCATTAGGGTAGATGAGGTCTTTTGCTACCTGCAAGAAAGGGTTACTCATATGGTTTGCCTCAGAAGGTAGTTGAACCTACAGTATCATCAACATCTCTAGGATATTTCTCATTTATAGCTAGGGAGTTGATGTTATTGTCAATGGTGTTATTGTTAACTCTCATTTCACTTAATGAAACCCCACCTGCCCAACCACTAAGATTGTTATAGAGGGGATTAAGTGAGGGGCTTGATATAAACAACTTCAACGCAGCAATCCAATTAGTAGCAGCTTTGCTGCCTTTTATGGAGATGATATCGACCGTCTGATCTGTTCGCATTGAAAGTTTGAACATCAGACTACGGGCAACTTCCACACTTGCTCTACCTATTGAGCTTTCATTGCGATCAATAAAATAATTAATCTCAGTGTCTGACATTACAGGCAGTGAAGGGTCGGAATCACCGACCATGTATCTAACCTCTAAAATTTGGTCTGGTGTTGCCATAGGATTACCTCAAAAGAGAGCCTCCTAACCGGAGGCTCTTGTTGTTTATTCTGGTTTGTTGTAGTACAACTCTTCCATTTGTTTTCTGTAAGCTACAGCATCTTCAAAGGCTCTCTGTTTAGCCTCATCTTGTGGAAGGTCTGGATGTAGGGTACGAGGATTAAATACCTTCCTCTTGTGTTTTCCACAAATTAATCTATAATCGCAGATGTACCTGAGTTGGGAAGTGTCCCACTGAACGCCATTAACACCAGTTGTGCTATCTTTTCTAACAGAAACATTCCTTCTATTTTGGTACAGTGTAAATAGTTGCAGGTTCACCGGGTTATTATTGAGTCTATTATTATCCATATGGTCTATAACCATGCCTCTTGGAATACTGGTCTTATTTGCCAACACATAAACAACTCTGTGACATGCATACAAAACATTATTCACCCTTACATAATAATATCCTGTTGTATCGGAGTAGCAACCGGCATCTGAGTGCATTTCTTTCAAGAGCATTCCTGTATTATACCTATCAACTTTCCACTTCAATCCAGTTTTACTGTCGTTTGATAGGTATAAGTAATCCTCGAGTATTGTGTGGTCCAATTCCCTTGCATATGAGATGTTCTTAATTTTATTTAGCAAAACACCTGTAGGGTAATACTCTGTAATCAGCTTCTGTTCTAGTTCTTCAGCCTCTTGCTTAAGAAGAGAGTCCTTGTGGATTTCAACAGTGAGGTCATCTATTAAATTTCTGTGTTCTTTATTTCTTGATGTTTTAGCATAAGCCCTATTTCCAGTGCCGTGTCCTATATACCTAATGCAACCTAGTGAATCTTTATGAAAATAGACATAATATTTATTCATCTGTACCTTCAGATAACCTAATCAATAAGGTCTTATAGAAGAGTAGTAGGTTTCTACCTTTTCGGGGATCAGCCTATCTATAAGATTTTAAAACAAAGAACAGTATAAAAGGGGCTGTTACCAACCCCTTTGAATTACTCTTTAATCAATCTCAATTACTCGAGAAACCACGTGCCACGAAGTTTGGCTTGCGTAGAACATTCAACATGTTCATCTCAGCTTCGATGGTAATCTCTGTTGCGCGCATGTCATCGAAAGTCCAGACATAACCCTTTTCTGCAACAGTGTTGGTGTAGCCGAAACGATTAGCAGGCGAGTAATAGGTTACAAAGGAACCACCATCATCCTGAGCAACGAATACACAATCGCCAGCGGTAACAAGGGCTTCACCTGCAAGGATGGTCGGGACCTCGATAAATTCAATATTTCCGAAGGACAGACGACGATACAAACCGGCACCACCAGCACGTTGTTGGGTAATGTTGTATTGACCAACTTGCTGATAAATATGGGTTTGCGTAACCTTTGCGTGAGCCACCAATTTTGCAAAGAAGGCTGGTGAAGCGTAACCAATAACGCGGGAGATGATCTGACCTTCAGAAGCGGATGCTTGGAAGCCAGCAACAACCACTTCGCACTTAGCGATAATATCGGTAGTACCTGTGCCAAGAACGAAGTCAACTTCGTTACGAACAAGACCAAAATCACTATAATAGTCAGCAACAATAGTACCGTTTGGTGCCCACGCTTGTCCTGTACCTAGAGTCTTGAATCGAGCAATTTCCATCGTGACATCATAAGATTTGCGAATGCCTTCTAGCTTCCGCATCAGAGCAGCGTCCTTGGTGTCTAGCTGAGTACCGTTACTGCCCGGACGAGTTACACCGGCAATATCTTGCGGATACAGAGCATCCATGATAGGGTGATGGGTAGTGCTGTAAGAGTGTAGCTTACGAACTTCACCCGAGCGAGTCTGAGGCTTAGAGCCACGAATCTGGTCCTTAACAATAGACAGAGTACCGCTACGCTCTTCAAAGTTTACAACTTGAGTAGATAGATACTCTTCTTGGAACAGACCAGAATCACCTAGCAGGGTCCATGTCTGCGGCAGGAGCAAAAGCTCATTCGTCCGGTCGACAAGTTGAAAAGCATTTTGGGTAGATTGAGCCAATGGCATATTTATTCCTTATTCTAATTATTATGAATTAAACTGCTTCAAGAATCTGGATGCCCTTGGCTTCCATTGCGGTGTAGATAACACCTTTCTTGGTTGCATCGTCGTAGGTAGCGTCAAGATAAACACCAGCCTTATTGACAGACATTGGGCCACGGATAGCAACAACAACCTTGGTGTCTGTAGTAGCAGGAACTGTTTTGTCTTCAAGGACAACACCGTAGAAAGCATCGCTGCCGTCAATAGCGGTTTCAACAGCAAGCTTGACCTTGCCACCAACAGTAACAAGACCAACAACATCACCAATCTTATAGGTCTTTGCTGCGGCTTCATTAGCGACAGCAACGGTACGGCAGTATGCTAGGTCTTCCCAAAGTTCTTGCTTGACAGTATTAGAAAGCTTTTGCAGTTCAGTAGCGATAACGCTCATATATTTCTCCTAGATTATTATTTAATTACTTGTTATACTTGGACTTGATAAGAGCAGCAACGCCTGACTCTTGAATCTGCTCACCCTCAACAGAAGCGCCTTGCTCTTTGAAGAGATCGCTCTTCTCGATAACTGCTTGCATGTCTGCTAGAGCTTTCACTACATCAGCAAATACTTCATCGGTTGCTTCACCACAAGCCTTGAAGATAACTTCAGCTTTATCACCAACAACAGCAACGAGAGATTCTTTGCGAGATTTCGCAATAGCCTCTTTCTTCTCAACTTCAAATTGCTTCACGAGGTCTAGTGCCTTGGTAAGTTCAGCGGTTTGCGTATCGAAAGCCTTTTGGATTTCGTCAAACTGACTCTTAGCAATAACCTCAACCTCTTGCTCAATTACTTGAACTTCTTTGGTCATAGATTTATTTCCCTTTTTACTTTTATTAACAACTGAGGCAGATACCTCATCCTTCTCAACGCTAGCGTTTGTTGAGTTACCAACTTCAGTTGCCTTAGCAACATCAGTAGATTCTTTTGGTGTAACTAACTTGACTTTCTTAGTTACTTTCTTTTCTTTAGATTGCTTTTCAATATCAGCAAAAGCCTTCTCAATAATTTCTTGATCTTTTAGCAAGGATAGGTATTCATCCTCGGATAGTTCTGATAGAATGCCTGCAATGCTTTCACCTTCATAAAGGGACTTCATTACTTCAATACTTTGAACTTTACTTGTGATATAATCAGTGTATGTTTCTGTTTCACCCTCCGAGGCATCTTCTGCTTCATCATCCATACGTGCTGTGGTGTAACCTAGGGCGCGTGCTAAAACCTCAGCATCTTCGTACCATAGGCCAAACATACGCGTAAGAAACTCAGTGATTTCCATCGTGACTTTTACTTGCGAGGATTTCTCTAAGAATTCATCTGAGAAATTTGCAGCTTTAACAAGCAGGGTTGCCATGCCGTTTGCTGCACCACCTTGTTCTTTACTAACGAGTGCAACTGCTGCATTCTTACCAGTAAAGTCTAAGGCAGTTAGTTTCCGTTTAGCTTTGGTCTTGCCTTTTTGCAATTCATCCATATTAGTCCTCAATTTTTTCTACAGTACCCATGCACTGAATACTTAGACCGTTAAAATATCCTGACTTAATTCCTTGCCAGATTTCTTCACCTAAAGCGGATTCATCTGCATAGATAGTTGCAAGCCAGCTTCCCTTTTTGATATACTGCCCGTTGAGCACCATATCTGACTTTGTGATATAGGATTCAACAAACTCATAGGCTGAAGTATCCATAAGGTGCAGTAAGTTGGCCTTACGACAATAACGATTGAAGTTGTGGCAACTTTGCTCTACAGTCTCAGCATCATACCAATCTGCATGTAGATCATTGGTTGTATAGTCATCATCTTGTGGCTCAAGTACCAAGAAAGTAGCTAGGCGCTTTTCCTCATCAACTGACTTAACAATCTTTGCATTCAACTTAGGAACATCATCCTCAGAATTTAATTCTTGTTCTGTAATCTCTTGCGTATAAGATTTGAGGATATTTTCTTGCCGGAGAATCAGCCGAGTATTTGCTAATGCTGATGTACCTCCAAGAGATAGATATGCTAGAGTGTTCTCATCTGGCCCACTATCTTCTAACCTAGTCTTAGGTTTATAACTCTTTTCTAGCTTTGTTAGTTCTTTGTATAATTCTTTTACTTCGTCAAGTGATAATTCCTTGCTAAGTCCCTTAGCTTTCTTTATAATACTTTCAGGTAGTTCCCTACTGTATTTCTTTGCTAGTGCTAGACCTCTGCTTGAATTATTCTGACTGGCTTCTGTTAATTTATATTCCATATAACTCCAGAGAATAAAACTTGACTTAAAGAGAAACTTGTAGTATATGTAATATTATATCACGAAGAATTCTAAAAGTCAAGTTTATAGCATTATTTATTTAATATTCAAAGAGTATCATTGAACCAGAGACTACTTGGTTAGCTGTAGTAGGCTGATATACAAGGGCCAATTCCCCAAAAGTATCATCAAGGTTACTGGTCAATGTTCTTAATGCTGCTTGAGGTGCGGAAGCGACGGATGCCGAGTCTACCAAGGGGAAGGCTTGGATAACCCTTCCTAGATTAGTGACAGTAATATCTGTAGTTGGGGTGGTCTGCTCCAATCTCCCATTAGTAACCCATGTGGGAGTTGCTGAGTACGTAGGATTAACGCATAATAGAATAATACCAGAATCGGCTGTTGTGCCAGTGATACCTAGGGATGTTCTATCTAGAGTAATGTGACGATATCTGTTAGCTGCTGTCTTCCGGGCGGCACATACGAGATAATTAGTCCCTACAACATTCGTAGATTTGTTTATGCTATAGATGGCTACACCTTCGCCTTGTTCGGAGACGGACCCCTCTGAAGATACTTGGGAGCATACGGCGGTTAAACTACCAGTGCCAGTAGTCGAACGAATCTCATATCGAACAGGTTGTTGCGGGTATTTACAAATTAGCGTAGAAGCAAAGCCTGCATGATCTTTAATTGTATGGATGAGTTTAAACACACCATCAATTACCATGAACAATCTCACCCCAACCCCGCCAAGCCACAAGAAATCTATGCTGATTACTGTAAACTTACTCCAGTCATACCCTACAACCTCGTCATAATTATCCCATGAAGTCTCCGGTACGTTATGGGTAATTGTCCCTGAGTTACTGCAAACCAACCTGTGCGTGCTGCCATCTGACTCCAGATAAATACCATCTAGTGTAGACGCGTAAGGTGCTACAGCATTACTTGAGAAGTAGCCAATGCGTTTTGTTACATTTGCTTCGTTATGAAAGTTAAAACAAGTGGCTTCAATCCGCTGCGGCTTCCCTGAGAAATACGGTGTGAATACCTTACCTTGTCTTACGGAGTATTGCCCAGAAGTGACTGCAAGTGCTATTGAATTGTTAGAATAAGTCGCTGCACCTGTACCTACTGTACTCCATTTTAAAGTGTTCTCAGCATCAAGAATCTTACCATCAAATAATGTAAAACTCTGGGCTACCCGCCTAGTACCGTCAATAGTAATCATGCTCTCTGTATCAGATGGATACGGTGTATAACTCATTTGCTACTCCTTAAATAATATCCCACGATGCCCCATTGGATTGGATAGAGATTGTCTGATACTGAATACCTACTGAAGCCGAGTTACTACCATCAATAGTTTCTGCTCCGTTTGCTTGAATAATCATATCGTTTGAAGAACTATCTATCTTCTTTAGATTAAATACCAAACCGGATGCTGAGGCTGCTGTAGGTAATTGCAGGGTTACTGCTGCACTTGAGCAATCTGTACGTACAGTACAATCAGTATTTACAACACTGGAGTTAGTGCTCACTAACCTAGTAGCAAATGAATTCTTTGCCCCAGCGCCAACAATTGTTACATTCTTCCATAAACCTGTTGCCGCATTGTAGGAGATTACCTGCCCATCTGTAGGTGTACTAATCAGCACATCGTGCAGTTCGTCAAGTTCATATCCGTTGTTAATATCAACAAAGATACTACCTGCTGTGGGGTGTTTGCGGGCGACAACCCCAACATTAACTCTATGCTTTGGAGGTACAGGCTCTATATTGGTGAATTCACCTGCTGTTGAAGAGAGATAAAGGATATCACCTTCGTTGTAAGCATTGGTGTTTAAATCTCTTACGAAACCGAACCTTGTAATGTATCCTTCAGACAAGTTGGGGATACTCTCAGTGACCATACCAATAGTGCGTGCAGATGTAAGTTCTGAATCTGCATCTGCAAGGGCTACAGTCGGTCTACCAACAGAGGCACCTGTGACGTAGACTATCTGCCCATCGTTTAAGGTAGTACCAGTGTTGTTGTAGATTCTACTTACAACCTCTTGACCTACTTGAAGGGTTACATTTCCACCTTTTAAACCAAGGTCAAGGGTGCCATCAGTATCATTCCATTTGAGCCTACCAACAGCACTTGCCGCAACTGTAGCAGTATCAAAATCAAGACTCTGCAATGGTGCCCCATCCTTACCAATCGAGTTCCACAGTAAAGGGGAATCATCTTTTAGTACCCAATAAGTATCATTATCTGTTTGCCAAGCGACTTTACCAATATCTGCACTGGTTACAACTAGGGCAAGTCTTGCCGTTTGATTAGCAACCTCCCAGTTGTGTAACTTATGTATTTCACCTAAAGTTATATTCTTATGGAGCATGTTATTCCTCTAAAATTACTTGTTGCATTACAATATCTCCATTAGATAGAAATACAATTTCAGGTGTAGAACCGTTCAAAGTAGTAATTGGTTCAAGGGACTTCTGTACAACAGGGTCAGCAGGGATAGCAACTGAAATATATTTGTTTATTACTTCTTCAGGCACTGAGTTACTTGTACGAGAAATCTTCCCATTGTATTTAATAACTAACTTACCATTGTTATCAAAGTACATATCTTCGATTTCAGGAACTTCTATTTCAGAGGATACAAACTTCAGAACCTTCTCTTTTAGTTTATTTTCTTCTACAAATTCAACATCAAGTTTCTGTTGTTTCTTTAACTCTATAGCCTCCTGAAGTAATCTAATATGTTCTGGGACATGACTGTCCTTAGCTTTCTGTTCATCTTGAGATTTCTTTAACTCTTTGGATTTATTGCGTTCAAGCTGAGAAACTGCTGCAAGACCAGCAAAGATACTTTCCTCTTCAGTTCTACCATCTTCAAGAGATTTATTTGCTACATCAGAGAATACCTTGCGAGATTCTATTGATTTATTTTTGAGTGAGGGTAAAGTACCCTCTTTGGTTGAATTCCAAGGCATACTTTACCCTTCAGTTGTTAGTTATGCAGCGTTTAACTCCAGTTCTTTATTCTTACGGAATTCTACAGCAAGTTCAAATGCCTTCTGTTTGGCTTCTTCAAAGGGCAGGTTTGGAAATAGTTTAATAGGATTAAAACATTTAGACTTCTGTTTCTTGTTCTCAGCCCATATTGCATACCATTTAGACAACTGTTGTACAGAAGTCCCTTGAACCAATTACTACTTTGAACGGTTCTACACCTGAAATTGTATTTCTATCTAATGGAGATATTGTAATGCAACAAGTAATTTTAGA